ATGGCGAAAGAATGGTTACTCGTTTAGCTATTGCTCCAACTGTTTCTTCTTCATTTATTCTTGGTCAAGTTTCTCAAGGCGTTGAGCCTCAAAACTCCAACTACTATGTGAAGAAGCTCGCAAAAGGTTCCTTCACTTATAAAAATCCATATCTTAAAGAACTCTTGGATGAAAAAGGTAAAGATGACCAAGAAGTTTGGAAGAGCGTTCTTGAAAATGGCGGTTCTGTTCAGCATCTTGATTTCTTGAGCAAACACGAAAAAGATGTGTTCAAGACTTTCGGAGAAATTTCACAAAAAGAAATTGTTATTCAAGCAGCGCAGCGTCAAAAGTTTATTGATCAAGGACAAAGCTTGAACCTCATGATTCCTCCGTCCACTTCTATTGGAGAAGTAAGCAAACTAATGATTTTTGGATGGGAACAAGGGATTAAAGGATTTTATTATCAAAAGTCCAGCAACCCAAGCCAGTTGTTAGCTCGCTCACTTAATGAGTGCAAGTCTTGCGAAGCTTAACTAATTGTTGATAAAAATAATTTTTTAAGTGTAAAAAGTAAACATGGAAGTAGATTTTTCTCAACAAATTTTAGAGGCGAAAAACCGCGCTGGACCTAAAAGTTCTGCACAAACTCCTGCAAAGGAAGATGAGCGAAAAAAAGGTTCAAAAATTAACGAGCCAGGTTCTGCTGGCACATCTCCTGATGCCAAAGAAAAAGCAGAGAAAAATCTTGAAAAAGATGACGAGAAAGAAGTTGTAAAAGCTGAAATCACTTTCAACGAAAAGATTACTGAATCTTTGAAGAAGAAAGCAGAAGAGCATAACTCCAAACATAGTCGTAAAGTTTCTGTTTCACAATTAAAGAAAGTTTATCGTCGTGGATTGGGAGCTTTTAGCTCAACTCATCGTCCAGGCAAGAGTCGCCAACAGTGGGCAATGGCTCGCGTCAATACTTTTTTAAAGATGATGCGTGGTGAAAAAGTCAAAGACGCATATAAGGCTGCTGATGGCGATATTGCCAAAGGCTCTGAGGCTTTTGACCATAACCATGACTTTTATGATTTTGAAGACCTTGAGCTTCAACTAGCTCACATTAATCTCATTGAGGCAGGCGTTTTATTTGAAGAGATGAACATCTTCAATGAAGATATTGACTACACAGAGGCTGAACAGAAAACATTAAATAAGCCATTCAGACTTCCTTCTGGCTCTAATAAGAAATTTGGCGTTTACGTTAAAAACGATAAAGGCAACACTGTAATGGTCAAGTTTGGCGATCCAAACATGGAAATCAAGCGTGACGACCCAGAGCGTAGAAAAAACTTTCGCGCTCGTCATCAATGCGATACTAATGTTGGTCCCAAATGGAAAGCTAGATATTGGTCTTGCCGCTTCTGGAGCAAGAGTCCCGTTTCTAAAATGACGGCAGAAGAGCTAAAAGACCTTGATTCTGTTGAAGCTTTTTACATTAAACAAGAAGAAAGACTCTCCTCTTTGCAAGAGGATGGTTTTGATGAAGAGCTTCTTCCTTCCCAAGAAGAATTGTTAGCTCTTAATCCTCTCTTGGATGATGTTTATTTTATTGAAGAAGAAGCTGGAATTTAAGTAGAAAATACTTAAAGCCATCGTACTATCCTAGTGATCGAGCAGATTCTAGGAATCATTTATACATTTTGCTTTTCTTCATGCTATATACCACAAATTCTCAAAAGCTTGAGAACAAAAAATGTGGAAGATGTTAGCATTGTAATGTTTATATTATCAATAGCAGGGTATATCTCAGCAATGGGATATACCTTTTTGCGTGTTGGATTTGATTTTTGGTGGACCGTAAATTATTTTTGCGGTTTAGTATCTTCGATAATTATGGTCAGTATCTTTTTAAAATATAAAAAACAATGAATAATATTTATTATCAATCCGAATATTGGAATAGCTTCCCCAAATCTGATTTCAATACAGTAGCCAAAGATTTAAATGGTTCTTGGGATTCAGAAAAACAACAATATCTTGAATCTACACCAATTCAAGAATCTTCTTTGCGTATTCTACAAAATGAAACGAAAATGAATAAAGTTCTAGACTTTGGATGTGGCATGGGAAGAAATTTAAATTACTTAAAAGATTTATGTCCAAATGTTTTTGGTTTTGATACTTCGATTATGTTATCAAATTTAATGAAAACACAAAATTTTAATTACAATTATGTAACAGAAGACTTTGAAAAATTTGGGAATTATGCCCCATTTGATTTTATTTACGAATGTACAGTCCTTCAACACATGCCTCCACAAGAGGTTTTGTTTAGACTAATGCAAATGAAACATTTAACTAAATATATCTACATAACGACTCGCTCATATAATGATATGTTTAGAGATTTTCAAAACCAAAAAGGAGGAGTTAATTTAATGAAATTGATTGATTCTTTAAATTTATGGGAAGTTATTGACTGTTCTATTCCAAAAGAAAAAGCGGGTTCATTCATGGACGAAACGCATTACTCAATGCTATTAAAATTAAAATAATTTTTATTTAAAATGTTTAGTATTTACCATTCAGCGTTCAATCTCATTAAACATGGTTTTGTGGGCTGGGAAAACAGCGTGCAAAACTCTTGTAAATTCGCAGACGAAGTAATTATTGCAGTAAACACTTCTTCTGATGGAACAAAAGAAGCTATCGAAGAATCTCTTAAAGATTTCTCTAATTGGAGAATTGTAGAAACAGATTTTTCCTACCAAGACCCTTGGTTAGATGGCAAGATTAAAAATGCAGCGCTTCAAACTTGCACACAGGATTTTAAGATTCAACTTGACCTGGACGAGTACATTCCACTATGGCAAAAACCATTATGGCAAAACTTGGCAATGCAAATCGCTCTCAGTCCAGTTCAGTGCGCAGCAGTTGCATCAGTGAATCTTTATAAAGATTGGGAGCATTTTTCCTCAATTAATAATAAGCAATACTTCCACAAGGGGCAAGCTTATCGCGCTCCAAGCATCGCATCTAGAAAACCAGACGGCACAATTAACACCCAAATGAGTGACGGTTGCGACTTGGTTAATGCTGACGGTCAATTTGTTTCGACCATTGGAACTACAACGAATTTAGAACCTCTAGAGCTTGGTGTTTCACCATTTGTTGTCCATTTTGGTTATGTAGATTTAGACTCAAGACTCAAGCGCAATCATGAGTTTTGGCACGAACATTGGTATGTTGAAGGTGGTGGCCAAGACCCTGCTCACAAAATACACATGAAACACGAAGATTTCGAATATCCTTATGTAGAGCATAAATTAAGACTATGAAAGCTATCCTATTTGATTTAGACGGCGTATTAGTTTCAGCTAAAGAAATTCATTACCAAGCTCTAAATGAAGCTTTGTCTAAAATTGATCAAAAATATATAATTTCAGAAAATGAACATCTAAGTATTTTTGATGGATTAAAAACTAATGAAAAGCTCGACCTTTTATCAAAAACAAAAGAACTTCCGAGAAGTTTACACGAACAAATTTGGAACTTAAAACAAGAGATTACATTAAGCAAGATTTGCAATTTACAAAAAGATTTGAATTTAATTAATGTTTTTGAAAAACTTTCAAAATTAAATATCAAAATAGCTTGTTGTTCTAATTCTATTAGGAAGTCTGTTATTAATATGCTTGCGAATATAGGTATAATTAAATACTTTGATTTAATTTTGTCAAATGAAGATGTAAAAAATTCTAAACCTCATCCTGAAATTTATTGGAAGGCAATGTCTATGCTTTCTTTAAATCCAGATGAATGTTTAATCGTTGAGGATTCTCCTCATGGTTTGCTTGCTGCCCAACGTTCTAACTGCAAGGTGTTAAGAGTAAAAAATCCACAAGAAATTAATTTTGAAAAAATACAATCTTACTTGAATAATCAACAGACAATGAAAACCAAATGGCAAGATAAAAGTATGAATGTTCTAATCCCGATGGCTGGGGCTGGAAGTCGTTTTGAAAAAGCTGGATATACATTTCCAAAACCACTAATTGAAGTTAATGGAAAACCAATGATCCAAGTCGTTGTTAATAATTTGAATTTTGACTCAAAACATATTTTTATAACTCAAAAACAGCATCGAATCAAATATAATCTAGATTCTTTACTTAATTTAATTTCTCCAGAATGTTCTATTATTGATGTTGACGGGGTAACTGAAGGTGCAGCTTGCACTACACTTCTAGCAAAAGAATTAATCAATAATGATAATCCATTAATTATTGCAAATTCAGATCAATTTGTGGACTGGAATTCTAGCGAGTTCATGTATAAAATGCAAGAGCAAGATGTTGACGCTGGTATTCTAACATTCAAATCAAATCATCCAAAATGGTCTTATGCCAAAATTGACGAATACGGTTACGTTACAGAAGTGGCAGAAAAAAATCCAATTTCAGATATTGCTACAGTAGGCATTTATTACTGGAAAAGGGGTAGAGATTATGTTCGTTTTGCAGAAATGATGATTGAGAAAGGTATTAGATCAAACAATGAATTTTATGTTTGTCCAGTTTTTAATCAGGCGATTGAACACGGTTTAAAAATCAAAACATTTAATATTGAAAAAATGTTTGGATTGGGAACTCCAGAAGATTTAAATTTTTATTTACAAAATCTATGAAAACTGCGATTTGCATTTCTGGTCATTTAAGACACTATAAAAATTTAAGAGATAACTTTCTTTCATTCAAGAATGTTTTAAAAAAATTTTCTGATGTAGATGTGTTTGTATCAACCTGGGACAAGCAGAATACTTTAAATAGTTGGTCACACGCTCATAATTTATCTAATGAAAAAACTGTTAAAAACATAGTTGATATTAACGAAGTTAAGGAAAATTATGAGACAGATAATGTTGAATTATTTAATTATGATTTTTATAGTTCTGAATATTCCCCAATCAGTTATAAAGATTTAACAGATAAAATTTATGATTGGGATTCTAGAGGCATTGGTGGAAATGTAATCAATTCATCTAAAATGTTTTTTTTAATTTACCAAGCAAACAAGCAAAAAAAATATCAAGAATTTCTAAATCAAAAAAAATATGACATTGTGTTCAGAGTAAGGCCAGATTATGAATTTGAAAACCATGAAAATTTTTTTGAATCACTTGCGCTAGAGAGTAATGCAATATATTATGCTCTACCATATCCAACATCAAAAATAGATGATCAATTCTCTTTTGGAGATTCACAAGTTATGGATAAGTATAGCTCTTGCTGGAATAAACAAGCGTCAATTTTTCATTCACATTTTTGGGGTGATCCAGAGGATATTTTAAAACATAGTATTTTTTCTATGCATGAAATTAAATTTATTCAGATACCTAGATTAGGTTTTCTTGGTTCTGATATTTCAAGCTTTAAAAGATGAAAATTATTTCACATAGAGGAAATTTAATTGGGCCATGCGATTTGGAAAATCATCCGACACGCATTCAAGAATTACTTAATGAAAAAATAGAGTGTGAGATTGATGTTTGGAGCATGAATCAAAAATTTTATTTAGGCCATGATTTTGCTAAATACGAAGTTGACTTTACATTTTTACAACAAAGTGGATTATGGTGCCATGCTAAAAATTTAGATGCATTAAATATAATGCTAGATAAAAAAATTAATTGTTTTTGGCATCAAACAGACGATTTTACCTTAACATCAAGTGGATTTATTTGGACATTCCCAAATAAAAATATTACTTCAAAATCAATTATAGTTGATACTTCTCCAGAATGGAGAAATAAAAATTATGACTGTTATGGGGTATGCGCAGATTATATTTTATAAATTATGAAAACAATCATTATCACAGGAGTCACTGGTCAAGACGGTTCTTTAATGGCAGACCACCTGCTAGAAGACCCAAAAAACTTTGTTTATGGAGCATGTCGCCGTTTGAGCGTTCCAAACCACCAAAACATTGAACACCTAAAAGATCACGAAAGATTCAAGCTTTTGGAGCTTGATCTCACTGATGCGGAAAGCATTAATGAGGCAATTAGACAAATCAAGCCAGATTACTTCATCAACTTTGCCGCTAATTCTTTTGTTGGAAATAGCTGGAAGATGCCAATCAATCACATGCAAACAAATTGCATGGGTGTTCTTTATTGTCTTGAGGCAATTAAGAATCTTTCTCCACATACGAGATTTTACAACGCTGGCAGCAGCGAACAATTTGGAGACGTAGCCTATTCTCCACAAGATATTAACCATCCATTTAAGCCAAGATCGCCTTATGGAGCATCTAAATGCGCTGCGCATCACCTTGTTAAGGTATATCGTGAATCTTATGGAACTTATGCTGTTCAAGGCATCTTGTTTAATCATGAAGGTGTTCGTCGCGGTGAAGAGTTTGTCACTCGCAAAATCACCAAAAACGTAGCTAGAATCTATAACTCTAAAAGAAGCGGCGAATCTTTCGCTCCAATCGAGCTTGGAAACATTGACTCAAAAAGAGATTGGAGTGACGCTCAAGATTTTGTTCGCGGTGTTTGGATGATGTTGAATCAAGAATCTCCAAAAGATTATGTTCTTTCGGCAAATGAAACGCATTCAGTTCGTGAGTTTGTTGAGCTTGCTTTTAAAGCCGCCTTTATTGAAGGCGATTGGATTGGAGAAGGCTTGACCGAGCGTTTCGTTGATAAAGAAACTAGCAAGGATTTGTTGATTATTAATCCAGCTTTCTATCGTCCAGCAGAAGTTGACCTTCTTTGGGGCGATTCAAACCCAGCAAGACAAGAACTTGGTTGGAACCCAAAAACATCATTTTCAAAATTAGTTAAAAAAATGGTTGCATCAGACCTCCATTGGCCTTATAATGATTAATTATGAATGTTCTGCAAATTGGATGTAATAATTGTGACGATCATGTTTTTGATTTCGTCAAAGAAAATAAAAATTTAATCAATAATTTTTTTGTAGTTGATGCACTGCCTAAATGCTGCGAAAAAGCAAAAGAGGTTTATAGCTTTATTGATAATTTAAAAGTCTTCAATAATGCAATTGGTGTAGAAAATACAACTTGTAGATTTTATTTTCCAGAGGGTGACGAAGAATCCGCTCACGCATCTCTCAATAAAGAGCATGTAATAAAACACCATCACCCTGATGTCAATTTTATTGATGTGGAGTGTATTGACATTAATGATTTCTTAAAAAATCTTCCGCCAATAGATCGTTTATATATTGACATTGAAGGTTTAGATGTGAAAACGCTAATGCACATGAATGAGGAATATTTTAATATTCCTTATATTGAATATGAATTCTATCATGGCCAAGACACATTCAATCCTGGAATAATGCATCATTTTCTCTTGCAAAAATTTGCATATCATGGATATTCGGTAAAACAAATATCTGAATACAATTGTGCCGCAGAAAAAACTAAATAAAAAACTCATAGTTTCAAAATTTGTCGAGATTCCCGCTAAATCAAAACGGGAGTTTTGGCAAAGAGAATATGTATTGCTGAATCGTTTAGTTGAGAGATACGGTCTAGAATTTCTAAGAGATACAAGTTTCTCCTTAAAAGGAGACAGCTTAGCTATTTTATTTGCGCCCAAAATCCTTCAAGATTTAGATAAAAGATTCAAAATTTACAGCAGTGAATCTCGTATAACTAGGGAGCCTCAAATCATTTTGCAAGACGACCCGTTGCATAAACCAATTTTAATTGAGCATAAACCCAAAACCATTAGAGATTTTTTACATGAAAAAGACTAAAGAAACAGAAGACAAAAAAATCACTTCAAGCGAAATCCTTGACTCTTTCCTAAAGCAAAATTCGGAAGATCACTATAATTTTGAAGAGACAGTTGACTACAAGGTTTCAAGCGGATCATTGCAGCTTGATCTTCAATTGGGCGGAGGTTTTGGTCCTGGCCTGCACAGATTTGTAGGAATAAATGAAGGCGGAAAAACCAGTGAAGCTCTAGAAGTAATGAAGAACTTCTTGATCGAAATTCCAAACTCTAAAGGTTTTTACATCAAGGCTGAAGGTCGTCTTTCTCCAGAAATGCAAAAGCGTTCTGGAATCAAGTTTGTTTTCAGCGCCGAAGAATGGGTTGTTGGAACTTGCTTTGTTTTTGAAAGCAATATTTATGAAACTGTTGTGGGAGCAATGAGACAACTGGTTTCGAAGAACGAAGAAACAATTAAATTCTGCTTTCTCTTGGATGCGGTTGATGGTCTTATCGCCAAGAACGATATGGACAAGTCCTTTGAGGAAAGCGCGAAGGTGGCTGGTGGCGCAGTGATTGCAGCCACATTCATGAAGAAGCTCTCTATTGCGCTTGCAAAGCGAGGCCACATGGCCATCTTCATTTCACAAGTCAGAGCAGACATCAAGCTTGACCCATACTCTAAAGCTCCTATTCGCCAGACATCTGCCACAGGAGGCAATGCACTGCTACACTTCGCAAACTGGATTCTTGAGTTTGAAGCTCGATTCAAGGGAGATTTGATTCTCAAAAATGCTGGCGACAAGAGCATTGACTTGGAAAAAAATCCTCCAATTGGACACTGGGCGAAAGTCACAATTAAGAAATCTCCAAACGAAAAAACCAATCTAACCATCCCATATCCTATTCGGTATGGGCGTACAGGAGGTAAGTCTATCTGGATTGAGAAGGAGATTGTTGATCTACTCTTGGCTTGGGAACTTGTCAATAAGAGCGGTGCTTGGTTCTCTCCAAGCGAAGATTTCTTGCAGCTACTAGCTGAAAACTCTCTGACATTCCCACCTAAAATTCAAGGCGAAGCATCTCTTTTTAAGGTTGTTGAAGAGGACGCAGCGCTTCTTAGCTTTTTGATTGAATATTTTCGCAAAATGATCGCCAATGAAGTTTAAAACTTTAAATGGTAAAGAAAAGTTGCTGAAAAATGCGTCAAAATATCTTATTAATTGGCGAACGAAAACTCGCAGCAAATTCCAAGACGAAGTTAAAAAGTTTTTAAAAGCATATTGGAATGATGATTTTGTGTTTGAAGAGCTAAGGCTCGTTGACACAAGAATGACTTTTGACTTTTATAATGCAAACAAAAAAATTGCAATTGAGGTCCAAGGTCAGCAGCATACAAAATTTGTTCCTTTCTTTCACGGCAATAGAAATAAATTTTTACAGCAATTAAAAAGAGACAATAAAAAGCTAGAATTTTGCGAGATGAACGGCATCAAACTTGTTGAAATTTATTCTATTTCAGAATTGAATAAAGATTTTTTTGAATCGTATGAAATTTATCTGTAATATAAAACATGCTTAATAATAAAATCAAAGAAATTCCTCAGTTCGAAATGCCTTCAAACTTTATCGAACAAATCTATGAACTCAGCGGCAACGCAGACAAGTATAAAGGCGTTCTACTAGGTTATGTTTCAGAAGACGGCACACCAGTCATCTACTGCAAATATGATTCTCAAGTCGTAGAATTCGGCATGAGAAAAGCTTTGGAAAAATATCTTCAAAATTCAGACGAGGCTGAAACTGCATATAGCCTTGGAGAAGAAGAAAATGATGAAGATGATGTTGACGAAGATTGATTTCTGAGTATCGTAATAGTAGCATGATCTACTCTTATGAACTTGAAAAGCAATTGCTGGCAGCACTCATTAAAAAGCCAGAGAACTATTTTGAAATCTCTGCATTCATTAATGAAAAAGACTTTTATAGTGAAGACAATAGTTTAAATAAAACTATCTTCACAATCATTCGCCAAGCCCTAGAGGCGCACGAAGAAATTGATGACGTAATCATCGCACAACGAGTCCAGAATCTTGGAATCTCATTTGATGATGTGGTAAACGTGGCAGAATACGTCAAGAGTCTTGGCATGAGAAAGGTGGCCGATGGCAGTCTCATTAAAACAGCCAAAGAACTTAAAAAGTACACTATTCGCAGAGAGATTTTTGAATCCTCTCAAAATATTGCGAAAAAGATGAAAACTTTGCCAGCAGAAAGTTCCTATTCGGAAATCATTTCTGTAGCTGATAAA